ATCCGCCGATCTCGTGCCCGTGGCTCACCATCCTGTCTATGTCGGTGCCGCCGAGGTTCTTCGCGAGGACTACGTCGAAGTAGTCCCTGAGTGATCCGTAGTCCACAGCGCCTCCCTGACGAGGCGTGCCACGGCTGCCACCGCCGGCACGCACACCGAGTTTCCGAACTGTCGGTACGCCTGCGTGTCCGAGACCGGTATCTCGAACGAGTCGGGGAACCCCTGCAATCTGGCGCACTCCCTCGGCGTGAGCCTCCTCGGGTTCCTCCCGTCCTGGAGCACGAGGCATTCCGAGCCGTCCTTATAGTAGCGCGCGGAGATGGTGCGGGTGGTGTCGTCTGGGCCAACGGTGCCGTATCCGAAGCCGTTGCCCTTGGCGCGGTGCTTCTCGGCATATCCCTGCAGGTACGTCCACAGCTTGTCCGAGAGGGTGTACTTCTCCGACACGTCCGTCTCCATGACGTCGGCGAAGACGCCTCCGCTCTCGGGCACCTCGAGGTCGTCCCACGAGAAGGGCATGTCCTCGTCGAACCCCACTATGTATATGCGCTCCCTGTGCTGCGGCGTCCAGCACTTCCCGTCGATGACCTTCCAGTGCACGTGGTACCCGAGCTCCTCGGTGAGCACATGCATGATGACCCTGAACGTGTTGCCCCTGTCATGGCTGGTGAGGTTCTTCACGTTCTCGAGGAGAAACGCCCTCGGCCTCTTCGCGTCGATGATGCGTGCGACCTCGAAGAACAGCGTCCCCTGCGTCTCGTCCTCGAAGCCCGTCGGCCTACCGAGGCTGCGCTTCTTCGACACGCCCGATATCGAGAACGGCTGGCAGGGAAATCCCGCCAGCAATATGTCGTGGTCCGGTACCTCGTCGGACGCGACCTCGGTGATGTCTCCCGCTATCTCGAACGGGTCTTTGAAGTTCGCCTCGTACGTCTGACGGGAGAACTTGTTCCACTCGGATGCCCACACCGTCTCGATGCCGTCGCCGAACGCCTGCTCGAACCCGAGCCTTATCCCGCCTATCCCCGCGAAAAGGTCTATCGACTTGACTTTGCGGCCGCCCATGCAATAACCTCTGTCCTGCGGGGATGCGTCCCCCGCGTAACGGCCTCCCGGCGTGGACCAGACGTCGGGAGGCTTCTCCATTTCGAGCCTCCATCATAGACCATGTGCGGGACCAGAATGCCGACGTGCCGTATAATTACGGAAAGCGAACGGAGGTTCGATTGGCGATATACATAACTGGTGACATACACGGCGACATGAGCGTACGCAAGCTGGGGCGGCGCAACTTCGAGGAGGGGAGGGGGCTCGCCCGCGACGACTACGTCATCATCCTCGGAGACTTCGGCCTGGTGTGGGACGGGCGCGAGTCCGACGAGTGGTGGCTGGACTGGCTCGAGAGGTGCCCGTGGACCACGCTCTTCATAGACGGCAACCACGAGAACCATCCGCTGCTCGCCACGTATCCCACGCGCGGCTTCCACGGCGGCATGGTGCACGAGGTCAGGCCGCACGTGCTGCACCTGATGAGGGGCTGGGCGTTCGACCTGTGCGGCATGTCGTTCCTCGCGATGGGAGGGGCGGCGTCCCACGACAGGGAGTACAGGACCGAGGGCGTGTCGTGGTGGCCCGAGGAGGTCCCGAGCGAGGCGGAGATGAGGCTGTGCGAGCGGACGCTTTCAGAGATGGGGTGGAAGGTCGACCACGTCCTCACGCACGACGCCCCGTCCGACCTCCTGCCGAAGCTCGGTCTCAGGTGCGGCAGGCAGATGCATGCCGACAAGTACGAGCGTTGGCTCAACGGCATTGCGTACAGGCTCGACTTCGGGCATTGGTGGTTCGGGCACTTCCACGTGGACTGGGACATGGGCGGCGGCTTCGTCGCGCTGTACGACTCCATAGTGCGGGCCGGTTAAAAATCTCAACCTACCACACTTGCGCTATCGAACGTGTGTATGGTATACTGTTGCGCATGGGACAGCCATGCCGAAAGGCAGGGCTGTTTTTCTTTTGCGCAAGGGAGCGATTTGGGACTTCTCGAGAAGATCGTCCCCAAGTCTCTCAAGCCCTTGTTCGCGAAGCCCGAGCAGCACGTCACGGGCGGCTACAGGACGATAACCGAGTACACGCCGCAGTTCACGTCTTGGGACGGGACGCTCTACGAGCAGGCCCAGACAAGGGCCATAGTGGAGCGCATAGCGGTCGCGTGCTCGAAGCTGAAGCCAGAGTTCGTGACACCCGAAGGCTCGGGCGGGGCGATACCGAGGGTGCAGAGGCTCGTCTCGTCATTCCCCAACGACATGATGACGTGGCCCGACTTCCTCAGGAGGGTCGCCACGATTCTTTTCGTGGACACCGTCAGCTTTGTCGTGCCTCAATATGACGAAAGGGACGCAGGGACCATCGTGGGGCTGTGGCCGATGAAGCCAAGCCATACCGAGGTGGTCGAGTACGAGGGCGAGCCGTGGGTCAGGTTCCATCTCCTCAACGGCGAGACGCAGGCGTTCCCGTTCTATGACGTGGCGATACTCACCAGGTTCCAGCTCGACTCCGACATTTTCGGCGGCGGCAACATGCCTCTCACGCCCACCCTCAGGCTCATGGATGCCCAGAGGCAGGCTGAGGAGATAGCGCTGCAGACGGGCGCCGACATACGGTTCATAGGCAAGCTCTCCGGCATGGTCCACGAGAAGGACATGGAGAAGAAGCGCCAGAGGTTCAGCGAGACGAACCTCAGCACCAGCAACACAACTGGGTTGATGGTCTACGACCAGACATTCGAGGACATTCAGCAGATAAAGTCCGAGCACTACACCATCGACCCGGACGAGATGGCGCGCATCGACAAGGTCCTGTACGCGTACTTCGGCATAAACGAGAAGATACTCAACGCCGACTTCGACGAACTTACCTGGAGCAGTTTTTACGAATCAACAATTGAACCATTTGGCATCATGCTGGGAGAGCGTCTCTCCTGGATGCTGCTCAGCCCGACGCAGGTCCGCAAGGGCAACCGCATCATGTTCTCGAGCTCATACCTCGAGTACGCGTCGACCGACTCGAAGATAAAGGTCGCCAAGTTCCTCTCCGAGATGGGGGCGGGCACGCGCAACGAGGTGCGCGATATCTTCCAGCTCCCGAGGGTCAGGGGCGGGGACGTGTTCACGCTGCGCGGCGAGATATACATGATCGACGAGAACAACAACATCATCGCCGAGTCGGGAGGCCACTCCCAGCACGACACCACGTGGCACGACGGCTGGCACGACGACATGTCCGACCTCGACGAGCCAGACGACAACGAGTAACCAAAGCCCCGAGAGGGGCTTTTTTGTTAGACGAGCAAGGAGGCAGTGATGCCATACAAGCCACTGGAAAGGCAGTACCGAAGCTTCACGGCTTCCAACTTCCAGCCAGTCCAGCAGGAGGGCGAAGAGTCCGGCGAGGAGTCGTTCCGCGTAAGGGGATACTATACGACCTTCAACGACGAGTATCTCCTGTACGAACGCACCAAGTACTGGCCCGCAGAGTACGAGCAGATCGACCCTCACGCCCTTGACGCATGCGACATGAGCGACGTCATCATGCAATACGACCACGAGGGACCCGTGCTCGCGAGGCAACGCAACGGGTCGCTCGTCCTCGGTACGGACGACCACGGCGCGTGGTGCGAGGCGGACCTCTCCGGATGCCAGCAGGCGAGAAACCTCTACGAATCCATCAAGAACGGTCTTGTGGTCGAGATGAGCTTTGGCTTCGTGATCGACAGCGACGACGACTCAGACGGATACACGTCATTCAAGGACGAAGACGGCGACTGGCACACGACGATAACGAGAATACGACGCATCTACGATGTCTCAGCCGTAGGAATACCAGCCAATCCGGGAACCGAGATAGACGAGATCAGAAAGCGCTCCTACCTCGCCGACCGAATCGAAGCCGATCGCAAGGCAGAGCAGGAGTCCCAATCCGATGACAACGAGGTCATCGAGCAGCGCTCGACGGAGACGGACGAGGTCTCCGAGCAGCCCATGGCGGAGACCGAGGCGTTCGACATCGACTCCATCGTCGACCAGGTGATGGAGCGCATGGCCCAGCGGCAGGGGCAGGAGCCCGAGCAGGAGCCCGAGGTCACCCACGAGGAGGCCGAGCAGGTGCTCGAGGACGCCGAGCGAGGCACGCAGGCGGAGCGTCGCAGGAGACGCCGCATGCGTGCGCTGCAGCTCATAAGCATATAGGTCAACCACCCGCAAGGGTTCGACATATCAGGCACGACGGCCTTTCGACGGAGAGATCGAGGCGGTGCGACGGCAGGAGCTGCCGTCACGTGCGGGGGACGTCCGCGGAGAGCGGCGTCACGGGAGTCCCACATTCCCAAGGCACTGCCACACCGACGAAAGGAAGCTCTCATGTTCGAGACCTTCACAGCCGCCCAGTACCGGGCGCTGGACCTCGACAAGTTCGAGGCACGCAAGCAGGAGGTAATGGGCCTCCTGAACTCCGAGGAGCTGCCCGAGGGCGTCACCGACGAGATGCTCTACGCCGAGGCCGACCTCATCGAGGCCGACGCCGAGCGCCGCTCCAAGGCCAACAAGCTGTTCAACACAAAGGTCGCCGCGGTGGCCGCAGGCGCCGGCACCGTCGTCGCCACCAGCGAGCCCGAGGTCCGCGAGGCCGCCAAGCCCGCGTTCGAGGCGCGCAGCCGCGAGGCCGGCAAGGCCTACACCGACACGGTCGAGTACCGCGAGGCCCTCGCCAACCACATCTCCCGCAAGGCCCCGATGCCCGCCAACGTGATCGCCAAGGCCATCCAGAGCCGCGCCAACACGCCCGTGACCCTCAACGAGGGTTTCACCAACATGACCGACCCCACGTTCTCCAACACCTACAGCACCCTCATCGTGATGCCCTCCACCCTCTCCGAGGAGGTCCAGAAGGAGGTCCGCGAGACGTCCGTGCTGTTCCCCAAGGTGAACGTGACCAACTACCAGGGCCAGCTCGCGGTGTCCGAGTACGACCTTCAGGTGACCGGCAGCTGGATCGGCGACAAGGAAGTGTCGCCCTACCAGTACGACTACGACCCTGAGGTGTTCACCTGGGGCGCCTACCAGTTCGAGGCTCGCTTCGCGCGCTCCTTCCTGGCACAGGCCCTCATGTCCGACACCTACATCAGCCAGCTCGCCCCCGCGCTCGCCGAGTGCTACGCCAACGCCATGGACCAGGCCGTCTATGACGGCTCCGGCATCGGCCAACCGCGCGGCATCGTGACCGACCTCAGGCTGCTCGGCTCCGACGGCCTCGGCATCGACTCCACGCTCGCCGACTTCTACACCCAGCGCACCGGCACGGGCAAGGGCCGCGCCCTCGTCATCGAGGTGAACGAGGACCAGATCGACGACTGGAAGTTCTGGAGCACCATCCTCTACAACACCAAGTTCAACCGCTACTACAGGGGCAAGGGCGAGCTCATCATCGCCGACGGAACCTGGGGCAACCACGTCAACGTGCTGCACGACGACAACAACCGCCCCATCGCCCTCATGAACCCGCTGACCGAGGAGCAGAGGCTCACCCTGCGCGGCGTCGGCCCCGTGGACACGCTGCCCAACGGCATCATGAAGTCCTTCGACGACGCCGAGGTCGGTGACGTCATCGGCATCTACGGCAACCTCAAGAACTACACGATGAACGTCCAGCCCGGCATGCCCCTCACCACGACCAGCTGGGACGACCACGAGACCAACCTCCACAAGACCAAGGTGCTCACCGCCATGGACGGACGCGTCTCCAACCCGTTCGGCTGGGTCGTCCTCAAGAAGGGTCCGTCGGCCTAATGGGAACCAACGTATACCAGGGCCGAACCACCGTATCCGAGCTGCGTGACCTCATCCGCAAGCTCGGAGGCTCGCCCAAGGGCAACACCAAGGCGCAGCTGCAGGACGAGCTCGAGGCCATCGTGTCCTCGGGCGGCGGCAGCGGCTCCGTCAGCCCCGCCGAGCTCAGGGCGGCCGTGGAGGCGGCCCTCGACGAGAAGCTCCCCGCCGCGATAGCCGAGGCCATCGAGACGGGCGGCCTGACCGACGAGGAAGTCAACGACCTGTTCGAGGGCTAGGCCGATGGTCACCGTAACCGTCAACAAGGCCTTCCGCGACCTCCTGGAGCACGTCGACCGCGAGGCTGGCTCGACCTTCGTCGTCAGCCCCGCGCGTGCCGAGGAGATCGCCACGAGGCTTCCCGGATACATAACGTACGAGGCGGAGCCCGACCAGGCGCCCGACCTCAAGTCGCTCACCGTCGCGCAGCTCAGGGCGATCGCCGCCGAGCGCGACGTCACCATCCCCAAGAACGCCAGCAAGGCGAGGCTGATAGAGCTTTTGGAGGCCTAGATGGCACTCATAGACGACGTGAGGGTCTCCCTGCGCGTCGTGTCCGACATGACCGACGTCGAGGTCCAAGGCCTCATAGACGCAGCCGTGCAGGACATGCGCAGGGTCGGCGTCAGGGCCGAGCTCCTGACCGCGGAGTCCCTGAACCCGCTCGCCAAGTGCGCCGTCGTCATGTTCGCAAAGGCAAACTATGGCTTCGACAACAACGACTCGGACCGCTACTGGCAGCGCTACCACTGGGCCGTCAACGCCCTCATGAACAGCTCCGCCAACGAGTGCGCCGAGAACGTCACCAAGGCGTTCGACCAACCAACCGACGACCCGTCGGAGGGGGACGCCTCCGACCCCTCTGGCGGTGACTCGCCATGAGCCGCTGGAACGAGGAGATATCCCTCCTGTCCGCGCCGAACGCGTGGCAGGACGAGGAGGGCGGCTGGCACGAGGGCGAGAGGGTCGCCAGGAGGGTGTTCTGCAACCCTGGCATCCTCGGCACCATGACCATGGCCCAGCTCCGCTCCTCGGAGGTCCGCATCACCGGCGGCGAGGACGTGCCGAACACGGGCCTCCGCGACATGCACGTGGTCTACCTCAAGCAGATCGACTACGGCGGCGAGGACCAGGTCATATACCGCGGCGAGGAGATGGACGTCATAGCGGCCACCTCCGAGGGCGAGAACTACAAGGTCATCCTACGCGCGAGGCTCGGCAACGACGAGGTGGTGCCCGATGGACATTGACGCGGACGAGTTCGCGGAGTCGATCGAGGACATCCTCGACAACGTCGGCGGCGGCGTGCGAGAGGTCATGCCCGACGTCGTGAGGGCTGGCATCCGCGCCGGCGCCAAGGACTGGCGCAACAAGGCGAAGGACCTCTTCGGCGGCAGGACGCGCGGCAAGAAGACGAACGTCCGCACGTATCGCAAGCACGGCAAGACATACACCACCGGGGCGTACGCGAAGTCGATCCGGTCACACATGACGCAGACCCACGGAGACCACCCCTCCGGCGAGGTCGGCTCCCCGAAGATGCCAGGCCTCCCGCACCTGCTCGAGTTCGGCCACGCGAAGGTCGGCGGGGGCAGGGTGCGGGCGATACCGCACGTCAAGGGTGCCGCCAATGTCGCCTTTCGGGTCGCCGAGGCCGCGGCTCAGCAAGCGATAGGGGAGGTGCTCGATGACGCCTGAGGCATTCCTCATGGAGACGCTGACGGAAGTCTGCAAGGGCACCTACCTCGCGTACCCGCTCGGCAAGGCGCCTCCGCTCCCGTGGTTCGCGTACTCCCGCAGGAGCGGCGAGGAGTCCTACGCGGACAACGAGAACTACGCGCGCCTCCCCAGATTCAGGGTCGAGCTGCTCTTCAAGGAGCACGACCCGCAGCTCGTAAGGAAGTTCGAGGAAGCCCTCTCGAGGCTTGGTACGTGGAAGCTCTACAGCTCCGACTACCTCGACTCGGAGAACTGCCTCATCCATGACTACAGGCTCTCGCTGGGCCTGGAGAAACTGAGAGAAAGAGAGTCACAAGGTCAGTGACCTCACGCGAGAACGCGTGGGCTCAAACGAGCCCTGGCTGACTAGCCTAAGCGCCTCGAGCGCTACGTTGCCTGCGAATGCATAGGCACTCCGGGATGTGCGCCCTAGTCCCGGACACTGCGGCAAGCGATTAAACAACCCTGAGAGGTAGGGGCAGTGTCGCTTGTAAAAAACCGCAGGTCAACATTGGCGAAGGGCACCTTACGGTCGACATGCGCCGGCTTACAGCAGAAAGCATGTCTTGGTTGGGCGTGTGCCAAATCGCAAGACGAAACACGCCGCAGCACCAGAAGACGAAGTCTTCAGAACCCCACCAATCCATTCCGACGGAAGGGAGTATCGCGTCAAGGCGCATGCCCTATGCGTTGGCGACGCGAAAAAGCATCATGGCTAACAAGGTACGCTTCGGCGTCTCCAACGCACGCTACGCGCTCAAGACCGCCACTGGCTACGGCGAGTGGAAGCGCATCCCCGGCGCGGTTCAGATCCAGCTCGAGCCGCAGGAGTCCCAGAACGACTTCTATGCCGACAACGAGAACTACTTCCAGCAGCCCGGCTCGGCATCCGACCAGGTGACCATCGAGCTCGCAGACCTCCCCGACACCGCGAAGGTCGACCTGCTCGGCTGGAGGGAGGTCAACGGAAACCTCGGCCTCCCCGTCAACTACAAGCCCAGCGAGTTCGTTCTCGGCTTCCAGGTCGAGGGCAACGAGACCACGCTGCGCGTCAACGTGTTCGGCGGCAAGCTGACCCGCGCGAGCGAGACCCACTCCACCAAGGAGGACACGACCGAGCCCGAGACCCAGTCCTACGAGGGCATTTTCTCCGGCGCCAAGTTCGTCGTGGACACCGAGGAGGAGCCATGGCTCTACTACACCACCACCTCCGACAAGATCGACTACGCGACGTGGTGGGACGAGGTCAAGATGCCCGGCACGCCCGTGACCGAGGAGGGCTCCGACGCCCCCGACCCCGACAACCCCTAGCACGACCCACACGAATCCGACTTACCCCCGGTCGGAGTACCCGCAGCGGTGGCGCGCTTCCCTCGGGGGAGCGCGTCCCCCTTTGGGCACTTCAATCTAGCGACATATCAAGGAGGCTGGTATGGCGACTGTCGACTACGGGATGGGCGAGCGCGAGATGCGCTGTACCTACCGGACGCTGACGATATACGAGCACGAGTTCCGCGACAAGGACGGCAACCCCGCCGACATGATAGCGGACGTGCTCGGCAAGGTCAGGATGAGCATCGACGACGCGGGCATAGAGATGGACGACGAGGGCAACATCGTCGCCGTCATATACGACTACACCCGCGACAACTGGCTCGCCCAGAAGAGGGCCCTGTGGGCGATGCTGAAGACCGCCGAGGCCATAGCGAAGAGGCACGGCGAGAAGCACGAGCCGGTCCCGTCCTACGACGAGTGGGACGCGTCGCTCGTGGAGTGCGAGCCGGACCTGAGGGCCGTGTCCCTCGCGGTCGGCAACGAGATACAGCGGGGCTTGTTTCGATCCGGAGCCGCTGCCTCCGGAAAAACCAGCGAGGAGGAGGGATAGGGACAAGCTCCCCTACACCTCCATAGGAAACGCGGCCCTCGAGATGGGACTCTCCATGGCGGACCTCGACGAGATCCCGTGGGGCGAGCTGGTCCTGATGCTGCAGGCCCGCGCACAGTCATACAGGAAGGACGACGAGGTCGAGGAGGCATCGACGGAGCAGGTGTTCGCCTTCTTCGGGGCGTCGTCCAAGAAATAGGAGGTCTCAATGGCCGAGTCCTATCGGGGTCTTACGATACGAATCGGTGGCGACACCTCCAAGCTCACCAAGGCGCTGAGGAACACGAACGGCGCCATCACCCAAACCCAACAGGAACTGAGGAAGGTCGGGCAGGCCCTGAAGCTGGACCCCGGCAACATCGAGGCATTCAACCAGCAGATGGGCTACATGGCTAGCCAGGCCACGAACACCGCCTCCAAGCTCGCCATGCTGAAGCGCACGCAGGAGCAGATGCGCGGCATAAACATAAGCCTCAGCACCGGCGAGACGGGCACGGTGGAGAACTTCGCGAGGGCTACGGCAGAGTTCGGCGGCGAGGTCGAGAACATCGCTGGCAGGCTATCCACCGCACAGACGCGGTTCAACCAGCTAACGTCAACGCTTGCCACGATGCACAACGAGGTCACCGATCTCGCAGCCGACATGGCGAAGGTGAGGAAGCAGAGGATAGTCGACGCCTTCGACCTTGCATCTGGCAAGAAGAGCATAGACGACATAAGGGACGCGTTCGCGACGCTGCCCGACGGGACGGAGCGTGCCAAGGACGCCGTCGACGAATACGTGAAGTCGGTCGAGAGGATAGCCGAGGTATCGAAGCGCGTGGCGACTTCGAGCGGCACCGAGCAGAACAAGGCCGCGACGGAGCTGAGGAAGCTTCTCAAGAACGACCCCGAGAACCCAGACGGCACGAGCCTTAGCTCATCGGCCATCAAGGGCCTCGTCGACACCATCAAGCAGTACGGCGCAGAGCACCAGAAGGTCGTCGCGGAGGTCGCCAAGGGCAACGGCGAGATGGAGTCATCTCAGAAGGAGACCGAGGACAGGCTCATCGCGCAGCACAGGGAGTACGTGCAGCAGAGGATCGCGGCCTACGAGGCTGCCATGGCGGCAAACAAGCGGCAGGTCGAGGAGGAGAAGACCGAGCGCGAGCAGCTGTACAAGGACGCCAACGCGAGGCTCAAGGAGCTGAGCGCTGCCGAGGAGGAGCGTAAGAGGCAGAGCGGCGCCGAGATAGCGGGCTACGACGAACAGGTAGCCGCGATAGACCGCCAGCTCGAGGAACTCGGCAAGGTCGTCGTCACCGAGGAGTCCATCCGCAAGGAGATCGAGGATGTCACTAGGGCACGCGAGCGTGAGAAGTCTGCATACTCCGACCGCAAGTCAAACGTCGAAGAGGCGATATCGGGATGGACGAAGGCTCAATCGAAACTCGAGTCACTACTCGCAAAAGCTGAGTCTGGCGAGAAGATTGATATTGGCGTCGACGAGCTCAAGGATAAGCTCTTTGAGGCAAGTGTCGCCCTTGAGGACCTGAATGCCGAGCGCAAGGAGCTCATCTCATCCAACAGGTCAGACGCGGCATCGACGACCGGTCAGCTGAGGAAGCTCAACAACGATCTCGTCAAGATTCAAGAGGTCGGGCAGGAGGAGTT